AATATTATACGGATGGCCGCTTTGGATTTCAAAATTTAATTTTGAATTTCTTTTGGGAATTACAATAATGCCATTTGGTACTCAACTATATATTGAGTACCAATCACCGATTGCATAGCGGAGTTTGTTGAGTACCGATTGACCAGTCAAATGACTCCTCCCAAACGTTTCCAAATATACGCCAAAAATTATTTCCTCACTTATCCACAGTGCTCACTTACAAAAGAAGAAGCACTTTCCCAATTACAAAACCTACAAACCCCTACAAATAAAAAATACATAAAAATCTGCAGAGAGCTTCACGAAGATGGGTCTCCTCATCTCCACGTGCTTATCCAATTCGAAGGAAAATACAAGTGCCAAAATAACAGATTCTTCGATTTGGTATCCCCAACCAGGTCAGCACATTTCCATCCGAACATACAGGGAGCTAAATCCAGCTCCGACGTCAAGTCCTATCTGGAGAAGGACGGAGACACCATCGAATGGGGAGAGTTTCAGATCGATGCAAGATCTGCAAGAGGGGGACAACAATCAGCCAATGACGCTTACGCCAAGGCGCTTAACAGCGGAAGTAAGTCAGAGGCTCTTATCGTAATTAAGGAATTAGCCCCCAAAGATTTCGTTTTACAATTTCATAATTTAAATGCTAATTTAGATAGGATTTTTGCACCTCCTCTAGAGGAATTTGTTTGTCCATTTTTATCGTCTTCGTTCGATCGAGTTCCAGAAGAACTTGAATGCTGGGCTGCCGATAATGTAAGGGATGCCGCTGCGCGGCCATGGAGACCCATAAGTATAGTCATAGAGGGTGAGAGTCGTACAGGGAAGACTATGTGGGCACGGTCACTGGGTCCACATAATTATTTATGTGGGCACCTTGATCTAAGCCCTAAAGTATACAGCAATGATGCGTGGTACAACGTGGTTGATGACGTAGATCCCCACTACCTAAAGCACTTCAAAGAATTCATGGGGGCCCAAAGGGACTGGCAAAGCAACACAAAGTACGGGAAACCAATTCAAATTAAAGGAGGTATCCCGACAATCTTCCTATGCAATCCTGGACCAACATCATCATATAAAGAGTACTTGGACGAGGATAAGAATTCCGCACTAAAAGCTTGGGCTCTAAAGAATGCAGAATTCATCACCCTCACGGAACCATTGTACTCAAGTACCAATCAAGGTCCAACACAGAATAGCGAAGAAGAGCGTGCGACGCCGGAGAGTTGATCTACCCCGTGGCTGCACATATTATTACTCAATAAACTGCGCCAATCATGGATTCTCGCACCGGGGAACTCATCACTGCAACTCAAGCAGAGAATGGCGCGTATATTTGGATGGTTCCAAATCCCCTATATTTCAAAATAATCAAACACGACCAGCGACCGTTCTTAATGAACCACGACATAATCACGATCCGAATACAGTTCAACCACAACCTGAGGAAAGCGTTGGGACTACACCAATGTTTTCTGATCTTCCAGATCTGGACTCGCTTACAACCTCAGACTTGGCGTTTCTTAAGAGTATTTAGGGTTCAATGTATGCAATACTTAAATAATTTAGGGATTGTATCCATTAATAATGTAATTCGATCTGTGAATCATGTATTATGGGATGTTTTGCACGGAACAATTTATGTAGATCATTCAAATATAATAAAATTCGAACTTTATTAATTTTGAACAGAATCATAGAAATAGATCCTGATCTTCAAAGTAGCATACACTGGGTTACTAGCATGAGTACATGCCATATACAATAAAAGAGCATTCTCTGTATGGTTATCATACTTCGCAGCCTCTTGATGATTGTAAGTAACATGATTATTAACCTTCATGAATTTCCTAACTATGGCTTGCTCCTTGCTTGCATACTGACCACCCGTCACCGTCGCCTGGAATCGACGAAGGACCTGAAAACGATCTCTGTTGTCGTTCTTCACAGTGGCTGTACTTGGCTCGTTATCATACATGTTAAAAACCTGACCAAAATCTTGAGGAGTACCAAATGGTCTCCTATCACGAACCAAAAAGAACATGACTGTATTGGTGTGATTCTTGGTCTTAATGTTCTCATCCATCCAGATCTTACCTAAAACGTAAATAGACTTGACACAGAACCTCTTCCCCACTCTATGCGTCAACCCATTACCACGGGTGACATCCGACACACAAATTACTTTACCTACATGGGCCACATCGTGACGTTGTTCATAAGACTGGACCTTACATGGGCCTTCGCATCCACGAGGAACATCAGGACTTTTGTACATCCTGTACATCTTGGGCTTTCGGTACATGGGCCTGTTCACCCATGACCTCCTTTTGTTTGTGACGAGGACAGTGGGGGCAGCAGCACGGCTGACATATGGGCTGTCGAAGTTCAGACGGCGACGAACCTTGGAAGCGGGTGTGGAAATGACTATATCGGCGGGACGCTTCGACATAATCTCTAGCACGAATAACTAATATTAAATCACGAATTAAATCGTACCCTAATGTATCAGGAGAATATGTATTTTCTACTAATTGTAAATACTTAATTGCTAACATACACCTAAAACCATGTACGGTTTCTGGGAATTCATTCAAGAGTGGATCCCACATCGCACTACGAAACCCACTTGTTTGGCAAGTCATATATATAAGACAAAAACATTTAAATAAGCGATGAGGGAGCGTTTCTAGTGGGCGACAAGAGTTAGTGGAGGGGACCACTTTAAAAAAATCGCGGCCATCCGGT